TCTTTTTTTAGTTGTCTTTGATACTCTTCATATCACGGAAAGCTACATATTCTTCTATACTCATACCAGCCATTGCAGCAATTCCTTTTTCCTCATCAGTTAAATTCAATTTAACATTAGACTTGCTATTCGTACCAGTATTATCATTATAATTACCAAGTATTTCTTTTCTAGCATGATTATTTTGTAACTTAGCTTCTACTTTACGTTCTATTTCAGTTTTAGTATTCTTAGACTTAGGTTGATTGTATGTTACAGCATAATAGCTCTGTTCAAGAGATAATCCTTTATCAACTAACTCTTTTATTTCATCACTAAACTCTGTAATATCCTCAAACCCAACTTCTCTACTCTTTTTGTTTAACTCATTTTCAAACTTAACATTTGCTAGCTCTTTTGCTAAGTCAGAATTATCAGTTTTCTTTTTATCTATTGCTGTAGCTATAGTTTTGGCTATAGTTTCATCAATACCACTTTCAATTAACTCATCAAGAGTAGATTTTTCAGGAGTTGTATTTGCTTCCTCTAAAGCTTTTATTCTAGCTTCAAGTTCTTTATTTTTCCTCTCTGCTTCTTTCCTAGCTTTTCTTTCTGCATTAACTCCCCTTTTTAAACTTTCTTTTTCTTCATCTGTCACCTTAGTGTTATTTTCTGTCTCAATTTCTGTGTTTTCTATTCCATCATTTTCTTCATTATCCACATCAGGTAAAACAATTTCATCTGTTGTATTGTTTAAATCGATTGTTTCTAATTCGATTCCATCTAGTTCTTTATCCATGATGACTCCTTTCCATTTTTAGCCAGGTTATGTCCTCTTATGATTTTTAGCCAGGTTTTCTCCTCTAATATATAAATTAAAAAATTAATAACTATACCTTATGGGTTCTAATATGAGAATTTAGCCCTAATTTACTTTTACAGCTCATTCCACATTCAGGACATATAAATTCTTTATCTTGGCATTTTTCTGTTGCTGTGTCGATTTTCAACTCATCTATTGCAATATTTATTATCTCCCAAGTTTGTCCTTTTTGTTTTAAAAATAAAATCATATGTTTTTGACAGTTTGGACATATTCTTTTAGAGTAATGTTTTATAGCATTACCATAAAACCCATGTTCATTAATTCTATTCATAGTAGTTAAATCATTTAATGTAAATTGATAACCACACTCACATTTAGTAGTACTTTTAAGATCTAAATTACTTATGTCTATCATATTTTACACTCCTTTCATGTAACTTGTTGCAACATTGCCATTAGATATCAATCCCTCAATATTTGCATTTTGTTGCAATTCAATCATCTTCTCTCGAGTTTCTGAATTTATTAAACCTATTTCTTGTTGTTCTAATTCAGTCTCAGGATATTCTTGAATATTCATTCCTAACTGTTTTATCATATAATTTCTATATTCACGTTTACTTAAAGCCTTATCTACATACATTTGTCTAACTATTGAATATCTATAAGCTCGATTATTTGGCAACCCTGCTCCTACACTAATATCTAAATCATATTGTATTTTTCTTGTTTCATTGTCAACTTGCATATATTTATATTCTTCAGCATCTAATTCTTGAATATCTTTATCAGGGTTTCTTTTTTGCCAATTCTTTTTATATTCTTCTCTATAATCTGTATCCGCTTCAATCATAACAGGAATATGATTTAACACCTCAGGATTAAATTCAGAAAAAGTATCTTCTCCTTTATCACCTATAATTCTAAACAACATTGTGGTATTCCAATTCAACAATGCTAACTCTAAACAATATTCAAAAACATCAGATAACGTTTCTTGCAACAAACCTTTCTTATGGTCTATCATTGCATTACCACTATTTTGAAGAGCTAAACTTTCAGTTGCTGTATCTACACCACTTTGTTGTTTGCCTATCATCTGATCTGTAAATCTTGTAACAACTTGTCTATCATTATTCATTAACTCAATTCTTTTATTTATAATATATTGTGGAATTGATGGTGGCGTAAGCCATCTAAATCCATTGATATCATTTGTTGGGATAGCTTGTCCAGGTTCATTGGTAACTTTACTAACATCAATACCAGAACTATTAGAAACAAGTGCCATTGGGTTACCTGTAAGCCTACTATTTCTTAATAAATTATCATCTAAATCATCAATTTGGTCAGATATTCCTAATATCAATTCTGCTGTACCTTTTCCCCATATTGTATTTTCTCTATACATATCAGGTGTCAAAAAATATGGAAAATTTGAATTTGGAAATAATTTTAATGGTATTTCATCATTTTTATTGTGTTCTTTTAGTTTCTTTTTTGTATCCCTTAAAACAACGCCATCTCCTGACATTTCAACTAACCTTAATCGTCTTTCTCCATTTTCTTTATACTTAGTCCATATCATTAAATGTACATATTGTTCTTCCTCATTCTCAATCAATGTATCCCCAATTGGATCTAAATTAGGTATAATAGCATCTGCTATTTCTTCACCATATTCACATTTGGCACTATATATTGACTTATTTTTACTCTCTATTATGTATTGTGCCTCTTGAATATTATATATATCTGTAATAGCTGGGTCTATAAATATTCTACTAGGATGTATTGGAACTATATCAGGTATCCCTTTTCCATCTAATTTATCAAAATTCCATAATACTTTGAATATCCCTGTTCCAAACATATCACGTCTACGCTCATGAACTTCTATCTTCCTAAACATTTTATTTCTTTGTTTAATAAAATCAACTATAGTTCTAGCCATATCACAAAATGGTTTGTCTCCTGGCTCTCTTGGATTTACTTGAACTGAGATATTTTGGTCACATAATAAAGCAGTTCTTCCCTCAACATTGCTATTAGTTATATTTGTATTAGGAGCTGTTTGATCATCATCATACTCAAAATCGCCCTCCCAATATCTTTCTACATCTTTCCATTTATCAACTACACCCAAGTTCTTTTTATCTTGATATGCTCTTCTATACCATACAAGAAATTGTTCAGCTTCTTTTATCTCAGTATCACTCATTAACACATCTCTTTTGGCTCTTTTTTCCTTTACCATCTCGTTATAGGTACTTTCCTCCATTTAATTACTCCTCCTTTTTTAGCTCAATGCCTTTATGAGGCTTTTGAGGTTCGTATAACCCATTTTTATTTTTATACATATCATATCCACGATTACCATATGAATTATCATAATTTGATGTTTTTATACTAGTATGTATTCTTTTATTTTTAACTAAATTTTCGTTTTTTTGTTCTTTTTTATTTTTATATAAATACATAAGAAATATAGTATTTATAGCTGTAACAGTATAAAGTATTAATAACAATATAAATATTAAATAAATCATCTTAATTTCTTCTCCTTTTCATCATAGACTTAGTTACATTCACTTTAATTGGTGCATCAATATTTTTATATCCTAAATCTTCTAATTCTGTTTCTGTATAATATCCATCAGGCAATTTCTTTTTTTGTCTCATTGGAATTTGCCACATTGTACATATATATCTTAAGCTATCAGGTGCATGAGTTAATTCATGGGGTTGTACAGCAACATCATTTGGATTTTTCTCATCATGTTGTACAGCTGGTAAAGTCCTTATCAGATTTACACAATTTGAAAATATTTTTAACTTTGATGTTTTTTGTCCTTGCTCATCTGTAATTATTTTTAACCATTCATGTACTGCAAGCCAACCTGTAACTCTATTATTATCTGCTTTTGTTAAAAATTGTCCATTTTCTGCAAATATATTTGCTGTAGATTTTCCAGTATCTTTGTTTCTATTCCATAAATCAGGAGGTGCATAATCTATAACTATATCTTCATCTGTCATCTCATTTATTTTCTTTGCAGCCTCTGATACTATTAAATTACTTTCATATAATTCTTTATAAATGTACATGTTCATATTCCAATCCATAGCAACCCAATATGTAGCACACATGTCAAGTCCATAATCTCTAGTCCTATACCTTTTCCAATCTTTTGGAATAACAAATGGTTTACAAACATGTATATTTCTATCGAATTCAGTAAAGAATTGACCATCAAAAATATCCCAATTTCCAAACTTCAAAGCTTGTCTTTCCTTTTCAGGTAAATTGTCTAATCTATCAACATAATCAGGGTCACTTTGCAATAAAAATATATTATCTTGTACTAAACTAGGTATAAATATTCTTGTAACACCTTTTCCTTTTTCATTTTTACAATTATGTACTACATTAGGCTCTCCAATATCAATAAATCTTGATTTTACCCAAGCATGTCCAATTCCGCCGTGGATTAGTAGAACTCTTTATCCCTTTTGGGAAATTGTTAGCTCCACGGCATCTTGATATCATATACACATACATGTATTCAGTAAAATGTGTTAACTCATCGAAGCGGATAACATCATATTCTGCTGACTGATATTGATAAACATCACTTTCTTTATCTATATAACCAAAATCTATAATACTCCCATTCTTAAATCTCCATATATGTTTACTTGAATTATACACAGCAACATCTTGTGGAAAAAAAGATAGGCTAACTCTTATCAATGACTTTTCTAAGTCTGCAAATGTTCTACGAAAAATTATTTGTTTTGACTTAGGATATTCTAATGCATATAATAAACTATCAACTAATTGCCCATAACTTTTTCCTCCTCCTGCTGCACCACCAAATAATGTTTCAAATGCTTCTGAATTTATAAACAAATTTTGTTTTTCTGTTATATCTATATCCAATTAGTATTCTCCTTATTTTTTTATATTAATTTTTTAAAATTCTCTTCTTTTTTTATTTTCTTGTGATATAATGTTTATAGAAAGGAGTAGAGTTTTTGATGAAACGTGTAGGTTTATTTTTAGCAACAATTTCAATGGTATTTTTACTTACTGCTTGTGGTGGTAAAGAAAAGAAACTTGATTGTAATCTATCTATGGAGGAAAATGGAGTTACTGTTAATCAAAACTTTTTATGGAGTTTTGAAGGAAACGGAAAGTTCAAATCTGCTATATTAACTCAAGAAGCTATTGTTAGTGATGAAGTATTAAAAACTAGAAGTTTAGAAGAATATAAGAAACTATTTGATACATCTATTAAATCACAATATAAAAACCTAGATAAATTAGATTATACAGTTAATACTGAAGGCGACAATAAAGTTATATTTAAATTAAACTTTAAAGATATTGATTCTGTAGCTACATTAACTGGTAAAACTAATGCTAAAGCTAGTAGAAAAGATTTTGAGAATATTAAAAAGCTTTACGACAATAATAGCACAGGTTATAAGTATACTTGTACAGTAAAATAAAGAAGTGAAAACTCTATTTGAAGTTTAATACTTCTTTTTATTTTGTATTTTTTTAATTTTTAAACATAAATTTTAATAGGTGAAGTTTATGCGTTTAAGTGAATTACAAACAAAAATGGTTATTAATACAAATGATGGTAGACATCTAGGTATTATTGGTGATGCGGAAGTTACTAGTACAGGGCAAATAA